TTTGTGTATAGATCCACTAACTAATGCGTTAAAGATATATGATCCTGTATCAATGTAAGATTCAATGTCACCTACGCCACCCTCTGATAATAGTCCTGCGTAGTCATTGTCAATCTCTTTGACAATGCTTTTTAAAAATGATGAAGTCATGCAAATAAAAATTCAAGGTTAGATACTTTCTCTGTTTCCCATCCTATCACATTTGTGATGATTCGTAAAGGGTCAAGGAAAGCTTTTTTAAATTGGGCATCACGATCTATCTGCCCCTCCACTCCCAGTTCACGAGGGAATGTATTAAGGAAAGAGATTACGTTCTCATTACTGATTTTGTTTGGTCTGCGTAGGTAAAGGTATTTTATTTTTTCACCCTCTTGCACGAGTGGATATTTGTATTCAAGTTTGTTCTTTGCGATATAAAAATTATAAAGCAAAGTTCCACGAACATGTAAAGGGGTGCCCTTTGTATACACGGTTCCTGACGCTTTAAATTTACGTAGTCCATTGACCGACCTTGGAAATGCGATGGCTTCGGGAGGTAACGAATTGAATTCATCCTTGAACGTATCTATAAAGGATAATAAATCATTCTCTGTGCCATTCATCATGATGTTAATAGCATCTTTAATAGCAGTTCGGCATGGTGCAGGTGTAGAAGATTTTACTGCTTCAATCCCCATCATTTTTAACTTTGGTTTGTTGTATCTTACACCCTCTGAGTCCCAAACATTGAGCATATATCTTTTCTTTGCTGTCCAGATACCACTCGATGCAATGTTCTCTCGTTTCATGATCATTTTTTGATCATAAGCACTTACGTATTCTGCCAATTCTTTGTAAGAACTTTCAATATAAGGTTCGAGTTCCATTTCACTGATCTTATTAAGGAACGTGACAACGCTTTCATCAGTTTTCTCTCTTCCCTTGTATACAGTCTCGACCAGAGGACCCAAGTTGAGGTAGATACTATCAGTATCACTAGCAATAACATAATCTTCTCCTTCAGTTTTTAATATCTTATTAAGATATACATTCATTTTGTTTTCAATCCAACGAATGCTGAACTGACCACCATAAGTAATCGCTTCAGCATTACGTAAATTATAGTACCTAAAGTATTGATTACCAATAGCACCATAAGCACTGTTCAATTGAATCTTACGTGCCATTTGTATATTATTAAACTTACTGATATCCTTTTCTAATTTTGCAGATGGATTTTTTTCATAGGCATCCTTTGCCTGTATCATTTTCTTTTTATAGACGACACGTTCAGTGTAGATCTTATCCATAATTTCTGGTAAGAAACCACGTTTATCTTTACGATACTGTGCACCATTAGGAGCTACAGAATATTTCCCATCTATCTCACAACGCTTCCCCAATAACCCCTCAACGCTTGCCGATGGATGTCTGCTCTCACAGAGAGTTTCGGGTGAGATATTATACTGCATAATGAGATGAGGATAAAGACTGTTGAGGTCAAAATTGACAACCCAATTATAACGTCCTGGTTTCGGTTCTTTAACATATGCACCTTCGTATTTTTCATTCTTGTCTGATCGTTTTGCTGGTGGAACAACGACACCTTTATCTTTAAGAAAATTATAGATGATGGTGTCCCACATCCTCACCTGATAATATACATCTCTTATATTTACCTTAGCATCATATGCTAGAGCAATGGCAAGTTCTATCAACTTCATCTTATCTTCCAGACGAGTTACAAGTTCCACGTCAAGGATGTTATAGTCAATAAACTTCTGCCAATCTTTTGTATAGAAATCTTTAAAGTTTTCAAACTCATTGTGATCTAATTTTCTTTGACCTAGTTCAACAAATGCAATGTGATCTAGACGATATGATTCTTGATTTGTATAAGTGAACTTCCTATAGAGATCAAGATAATCTACAACATTGATTCCATACATGTTGTATATAATTTGCTGACGACCTTTAATTTCCATCTCGTCTCTATGCACGATACCCCATGGAGATATCTGCTTCATTTCTTTCTCACCAAAGAGACGTTCTAATCTACCACAAATATAAGGTACGTCATAAAGTTCTACATTCCACCCCGTAAGAATATCTGGGAAATTAGTAATCCAGTAGTCAAGAAAACTACGGAGAAGATGTTCTTCACCGTTACACAATATGTACTCAACGTCATCTCTATTATTTGTATACGGTTTGGTACCCCATACTTTGATCTTACGACTGAGATGGTCTTGTACTGTAATGCTAAGAAGAGGTTGCGAGCATTCCTGCACGTTAGGAAACCCATTTTCACATGCCACTTCAATATCAAGAGATGTAATTTTAAGACTTTTAATTTCGTAATCAATCTCTTTCGGAAACTCTTTCGAGATGAATTGATAGAGATACCTGTCATAACCGTGAACCTCAAAATTTTCTATGTGTTTATATTTCTCAGCAAAAGCTCTTGCTTCTCTGACAGATTCAAACCTGATAGGTTTAGCATACCTACCATCTAAAGTTTTATGTTTAGTTTTCTTATCAGTAACGACAAAAAGAGTTGGGGCAAACTTAAACTTACGTTGAATACGTTGTCCATTCTCGTATCCAAGGTAAAGTAAGTTATCCCCAACTAGTTGAACGTTGGTGTAAAAACTCATTTAGTTACAATCTCGTACTTTTTCTTGATGTCATCATCAGGATCAACTATTGTAGCAATAGTTTCTGTATAAAGCATGATGTCTATATCATTTGTGTAACGTGGCCAAGGTTCCAAAGTTCCATCATCCTTAATTAGATAAGGATGTTCCATATGGCACCTAGGTTCTTCTTCTAGTTGCTCTGCCATACAAACTAGATTAACACCACTCTTAAGTATTATCAGTGCTATCTGCATCGTCATCCTCCAATAATTTTTCTGCGTCAGCGAAGAGTTGTTTCATATCCAATTCATCTTCCGATTTACCAGAGATGACATCTTCATGTCTTTTAAAATTCTCTTCATAATTTTCTTCTTTGATTGCATTTAGATACTGTTCAGTAATAGTATCCAATGGATCATATGCAGTCAAGACATGATGACCTGGTAAAAAGAAATCTCTTTCCTTACTTAAAGGTGCCCATGGAAACCATGAGACTTGATAACCTTTCGTTTCATTAATTACAATACCGTCTTCAGCATTAGATACTATATCTAATCTAAATGGTTTATGCATGTGGAATCCTACTGGATCTTTTGTCTCAGGATCTACAATTTCTTTTACTTCGGTAATTACTTCTTCGCCAGATTTTAATAATAAAAGTTTTACGCTCATTCTACGGTTCCACCCATCTTCTGTACGTTAGTGATGTATGTATCACGAAGACTTGGCATTGGTTCTAGTATAGTTACAACCATATTATGATTGAGTGGAATTTTTACCTCTGGTGATAAAGGACACCATGGTGAGTAATGCACCTTAACCTCTGGATCTGTAACGATACCTGCAGTATCCAGTTTTGGTTGATCGTATTCAACTTTGTATGGATAGTTTGCAATATATGCCTGTCTTGCACCAGTCTCTTTGTCAACTGCTTCTTGCAAATCGCAGATGATAGTATCTCCATTGAACATTATAACAACCTTGACTCTGTCAGAATTTATCATAGACTGTGGAGGAGTAGGAGGAGTAACATTAATAGGTTCTTTCTTACCTTTTGCCATATCAAAAATGCTTTTACTTATATTATAAAGGAGGGATCAACATTTGTCAATCCCCCCTGTGTAGTTAGATGTAATCTACTCTTTTATGATGATCTGGAACTACCTTTCCCAAAACAATGGTAAGGAGTCCGTCGTCAAAGCTGACGGATCTAACCTCTGTATCGTTGGAGATCGTCCAGTTCCGTTTAAAGCTACGTCTTGCCAATCCTTTATGGACAAATTCTCCAGCATCTTCTTGTTTTTCTTTGCTGCCTTGGACATGTAATTCTCCAAACTCCGTAAAGACTTTGATGTCATCTTTTTTGAAGCCAGCGGCTGCGATTTCCAATCTTGATTCTTCATTGCTAATTTCAATAATGTTATATGGTGGATAGTTTGATGTAGTATCTACTCCATCCCAGAATCGATTGAGGTATTCGTCCATGCCTATGCTGTTGCGTGTAATCTTCTCCATTAGTTCTGGAAGATTTGCAGCATGGTATCTTGATAAATTTCGCATAATAGTTCTCCTTAAATAAGCGAGTGTGTGTTCGTACCCGAAGCGTACACTATTATTTAAACACGAACCATAAAAAAAGGTAATGGTATTAACCGAAAATATAAGTTCGGTTAATCCTCCTTCTTCTTACCAATGTTATACTTACTCTCTAGTGTCCAATCTCCTTTCTCTTTATATGCGAGAACTTTGATTTGACTTAGAGGTGCTACGTCAGCAATAGATTCTTTAGAAGAAATAGTTATCAAACCCCAATCGCTTAGTAATTGTACGATACGATTTCTTCTTTGCACATCATTAAGACTTAGGTTTGCTTTCTTTCCATCAAGAGCAAATAGTTCTTTAAAATGTACTATGTAGTATCTACCTTGTTTGTGTAAAATGTGACAAGATTGATATAATTT